GAACGACGCCCACGATGCCGGCGTTTGCCGACAGGACACCGCTCTTGATCACGCCGCCGGTTGCACTGAAAAAATTCTTGACTTGGCCAAACGCACCTTCGGTTGCTTTGAAGTTGTCGATGTCATCGCTCGCAAGCTTTGCCTTGTCAGGGTCAGCCAGGAACTTGGACGTCTGGGGGTTGGTGTCGATCAGTTCGTTGACATTGGTCTTGTTCAGCAACTGGGTTGCCTTGGCCATGTCTTGATATTCAGGAACTGCGTCAACAGCAATCGAAGCTGCGCGAGACAGCTTGACCATGTTGGCGAATTCATCTGGATTGGTGTTTGCTGCATCGCCAAGGTTGGACTCAAGCAATTGAGTCTTTTGTTGGCGCTGTTGAATCCCGTTCAGATATTCGTCAAGTGTAGGCATCTTTTATTTCTCTTGAGTTGCAAGGTAGGCGTCAATGATCATGTCATTGGTGTAGCGAATGCCGCGGCTCTCAAAGCCTTTGATGATGATGGCCTTGGTTTCGTCAGGAACAATCACGTTGCCCTTGTACTCAACCTGGTAATAACGCTTGTCCATCGTATTGCCGCCCCACCAGGTGCTGACAGCTTTCACCTTCACAGGCTTGAGCATGCGTACCAGTACGGCGTTTTTCTCTTCCATCGAAAGCTGACGCTTGCGAGCGATTTGCTCTGCATTGATCTCGCGCTCGAATTGAGCGTTGAGGCGAATGCGTTCTTTCTCTTCGCTGCTGTCTTTCTTCGGGTTGACCAGGTCTTCCAGGCCAGCCTTGAGCAGGCCATCTTTCATCTGCTCTTGGTCAATCGTGGCTGCCAGGATCTTGCTTGCGCCATCTGGGCCACTACCCTTGCCAACGAATTGGCGATAGTCAGACTCGGACAACAGGGCGCGATACTTTTCGATCTTGCCTGGTGCCCACTGCTCTGGGTTTTGTTGCAAGAACAGCAGCGTGTTGCTGTCGCTATTCTTCGGACGGTTCATGATGCGAGCGCGGTCTGCTTGTGTCAGATCGCCCCACAGTTGTGGCGGCACGTTGGCCCACGCACCTTCAGCAGAAAACGCGATGTCCTCTGCCTTGCGAACCTTCTCTTGGTAGTCCTGCGTGCGAATGGCTTCATTCTCTGCCCACACATTCTTGATGCGTGAGCGAGTCATTTCGCGGTCTTCAGGATCTTGGATGCGGTCAGCTTCTGCAAGCATGCTAGACAGCGATTGCGTCTTGCCTTTGGCTGCGCCCTCGAGGTCGTCCACGCGATTCATCCAGCCCTTTTCGTATTGCTGATACTTGCCTGGGTTTTTCTCGACAAGCTTGCGATACTCTGCGCGGCGTAGCTCTGCAAACTTGGTGATGTCGCCACCAGACTCTCTAACCAATCGATTGGCCATGTCAACGCCCTGGTTCACAGCGGTGTCGAATGCCATAGCGCGAATGCTTGGATCGAGTTTGTCGGCGTTGATCTTGTTCCAGTATTTCGTGCGATAGATTTCGCGAGCCTGATCAAGCGTAAGGTTTTCAACCTGGGTTGGCGACAGGCCATTGGCCTTGCCGTTGATGCCGTACTTGGTTGGGCCAGCACCAGCGTCGTCAGCAACGTAGCCGCCTTCGTGCTTGGTGATGGTGTAGTCGATCACGCTTGCAGCGTCAGAACCTTGTGGGCCTTGGCCAGCCTTGTAAATGGCGTCGCCAGCAAGCGTTGCTTTTTGCTTGCGGTAGCCGCTATCCAATTGACGGGTCAGCGTTTGGTAGGTCTTCGCGTCAACTTGCTCGTCTTTGTACGCCTTGTCCAGGTAAGCTTTTGCATCGGTGAACTTGTTGTTGTTCATCATGTCGTTGGTCACACCAACGTGCACGCTTTGATACGCGCCCAGCACCATTGCTTTGCGCTGCTCGCTGTCTTTTGGTAACTCGAGCAAGTCGGCGCGAGCATTTGCCTCACCAACGGCCGTGGCCATGTAGGTCGGGCGATTGTTTGGATCGGCGATGGCCATGTCCACATACCGCTTCTCGCGAGCCTCTGACTCGCCGGCAGCGTACACGCGGATTTGCTTCACAGCATGGTTGTCCATCTGTGATTTGAAATTGATCAGGTGCTTGTCTGCAACAGCGTTGAACATCTTGCGCTGCGTGTCATTGGTCAGGTTGTCTGCTGCCTCCTGACGTGCTTTGAGTAGCGCTTCTTTGGTTGGCTCGAATCCGTCCTTGGCCTTGAGGCCAATCGAATTCAGATAGCCGGTGTCTTTGTTGAGCAGGATCTCTTGCGACTTGCTGGTGAAGTACGAGTCAGCCGCCTTTGTGTTGGCGTCATCGATCTGATCCTGAATCATCTCGCCGACTTTTGTGTACGTCTGGCCCAGGGCTTGTGTGGCCTGGCCCATCTTGATCGCTTGCTCGGGCGCGAAGTTCTTCATTGGCTCGACGCCTGGGGCGACGAACGGCTGCATTCCTCCAGCTTCTAACTGCTGTGTTGGTGCGTCAACTATTGGTACGGTTGGCATGTCGGTTCCTTCTTACGATTGACGCGCCAAGAGGCGGTCAATGAGTTTGTCGCGGTACAGAGTCGTCGCGATAGACGTTGCGCTGCCGAGCAGGCTTGTGCCAGCACCAGCAAACGGGTCAATGCTTTGCGCTCCGGCCATAGCGTTCTTGGAACTGACGCCAAGCATGGTGGCCTGGATGCCGTAGTTAGTTGATTGCGTGCGTGCGTTTTCAGCAGCGCGTACGGTGTTGGCGTTGATCGTCAACACGTCGATCTCTTTCATGAGGTCTGTAGTCGCTTCAACAGCCGCGTAGCTACCTTCACCTATGACGCCACCACTTGCGGCCATAGCGGCCCGTTGTGAGCCTTTGATCTTGCCGTATTTCATGGTGACAGCGCCAGCTTGGCGGCCACCAGCTTCTAACGTCTTTTGCGCCTGGAACTCTGCCTGGCGTGCGTTGATCTGGGAGATGTCTTTCTGGAATTCAAGCGACAGAGACTGCGACTCGAGTTGATACTGCTGCGCCTTCATGGCGTAGTAAGTGCCGAACATCTGGCCAACAGCGCCAGCAATCATCATGTACGGCGCAGCCTTTTGCAGCGATGAAGCGAACTGCTGCGTCGAATCACCCTTGCCAATAAAGCTTGCGCTTGATGTCCAACTATTGAGGTTTATGCCAGAACCAGACGAGCCACCGCCCAACGAGTAGTTGTTGCTCAAACCGGTTGAAGGCATCTTGAGTCCAAAAAAGCCATCATCAGCCATTGCTCACCTCCATCTGTTGACGTTTGCTCCACATAAGTGTTTCTCCAGCGTTATTGCCACCATAACGGCGGCGAGTTTTCATACGGGCACCATTAGCCACCAAGGGATACTTCCAGAGTCAAACCGACCAGCGTGAGCGGTAGCGGATCGTTCTGGCGAATGTAAACCTGGCCTGACGCGGCCCAGCTTGGGGTAAGCATGACCATGATCTCGTCCGACTTCAAAGCGGGCGGGCTGCCATACGGCTCGGTCGTACGCTGCTTGGCTTCCACCAGGTTGTTGGCGTCTGGGCCAACGAAAATGCCTGACGATTGGAAAACACGCAGCCATGCCTTGTTGATGTTTTTGTAACGCCCTTGGCCAAAGCCATCGATCTGTAGGGCTGCCGGCAAGGTCTGAAGGTCAGACTGGTACGGTAGGCCAACGGTCACAATGCTTGCTGGCGCGTTCAAACTGATCGCTCCACTGGTCACCACACGCTGCGGGTGCACAGCGCCGTCGGCCAGGATCGATACGGTCTTGCCCTCGAGCCAAGTCAGGCCGCTGATGGAATTGCGAGCGAATGCCCAGTTGGTCACAGCAACGCCACGCAAAGCCTCTGGGATCACTTTGTCAACGCGGCCGGTCGCAACCGTGGTCGATGACGTGCCGGTGATTGTGAAGCGGTAGATCGTGCCGTCGGTGTCTGTATATACAACCGCGTCGCCCACGTCGCTTGTGCCAGGGTAGACAAACTTTGCCGCCGATGCTGTCAGGGTCAGCGTGTCTGCCGGCCCCCAGGTTGTGCCACCGCTCACGGTCATTGTCGTGCTGGTGGTGTTGTTGCCGTTGTACGTTGCGCCAGAGTCCACGAAGAAGCAGTTTTCTAGGCTGCTGACTTCTCGAGTTTCCATGCGCTCAACGTAGCGAACATAGCTGCCATTGATCAGGCGCTTGACGATAACGTACAGGACATCCTCGTTGCCTTCGGCCACGCATGTGCACGACTCAAACACGCCGTCAGTATCGTGGTGATGCCACGCGCCAATCTGCTGCTCTGGGATGTAGGTCAAGCCAATAAGCTGGCCAGAGGTAGACACGAACCAGATCAGCGGCTGTGGCGCTTTGCTGAACGTCATGTCGGTGATGTCGTAGGTGTCAAACAAGTGGGCTGCACGGATCGATAGATCGCCTGTGATGAAGCCGTTTGACTGCCAGGAATACCCAAGCTCACGGACGTGGCCGCCGCGGGCAGCAGAGTACACCAGCGAGTTGTTGACGATCACCGGTTGAACATTCGATGCACCGATGTACGACTGTGGTCGAACGGAGATCGATGTCGGGGTGATGGCGTCAGAGTTAACAGACGACACGCGCCACTCGGCAGAGCCGGTCAATAGGATCAACTGGGTCAGCGGCACGATGTGGCGAATGGTGTTTGCCTCACGCGCAGCAACGCGGAACTCAATGCGGTCGTCGTCGCGAATCGGCAGGCCGTAGCTCAAGTCGCTTTCAGTGCCAGAACGGGTCATCCAGATCTTCTGCGGCTCATTCACAGAGCCAGCAAAGCAGCGACGTTGCTCAAAGTAGGACACAGCGCCTGGGTAGTTACCGGTGCTGGCGAATTCTGTTTCGTAGATCGGCGGTGTCAAGCCAAGGTCTGGCGTGATGTTGTCGTCGATCATCGTTGTGCTGGTCGTGTTGCCGATGTAGCCAAAGATGCCGCCCTGCTTTTTGTACACGTTGTAGCGCGATGCGCCGCTCACAGCAGACCAGGTGATCGTGTTGTACGAGCCTGTCACGAAAATGTTAGTTGACACTCCGGCTACAGACGAGGCAGCAGAGACGCTGATGCCGTCAGCAGCAACAGCCGTGACGACGTAGTCCATCTGGTTGTAGGTGTCAGCGTTGACCGATGCCGATGCAGGAATGTACAGCGACACACTGACGCCAGTAGGCGATGCGATCGGTGCTGCAAAGTTGATGTTGGTCAGCGTCCAATTGGTAGCGCCCAGGCGGCGCAATTCAGCCGGTGGGTAGTTTGGATGCACCAGGGTCAGAACGTCGGCCGACTGCACATAGTGGATGTCGAACAGATCAGCTTGCGCGTAGCTGTTTGAGATTTCGTAAGGTGAGCCACCAGACAACAGCGTGCCGCCTTGCGTGTGGAATCGAATATAGCCCGCTCCAAGCTCGATCACCATCGTTTGGGTAGTCGAGTATGTAAATGGGATCAATCGCGTCTTGTTGGCGCTATTCTTGACCTCACGGACGAAAGAAAAGCCAGGACGATTCTCGGCTGGCCCTTGCGGTGTTGCAATGAAGTTGCGAAGCTTGGCCGCGCCGGTTTGATACTTGACGTCGTCGATGCGTCCAAACATCTCTGGCGACATCTCGCCACCAGAAAATGCTCGACTGTAAATGCGCGTATTTGCCATGCTTATCTCCCTGCTGTCCAAGGCACGATGTGTTCCATCGTATTGCGTCGTTGATTGGCGTCTGACACTTCAGCCTGGGAGATGTACCCCATAGCCATTTGTGTGCAGCGCTTGGCCTCTGCTGCTCCAGCGTCGCCCTTGATAATTGGGCCGGCAAGCATTGATGCCAAGTGCCAAGACAGGGCCATCGTAAACAGCGGGCTGAACTTGGTCGTGTCGCGAACGTACGCGGTGTAGCGCAGCATGGCGCTTTCTTGGTTGGTGTAGATCACGCTTTGGCCATCTTCTTTCACCTCGACAGCAAACGGCTGCGGTGAGTATCGGCCGGCAGCAATCACAGGGCTGATGTTGTGTGCGAATTGCGGCGTGTCAGTTGGTACGAATCGGGTTGCATAGTCGTCATTCGCATCAGGCGGCATGACTGCAATCAGGTTGAGCGCATCGCTTGGTACAGCGTATGCATATTTCCATTCTGGCCATGTTGCTTGCAATGCTGCCAGCGTGACGCGGCGCATGCAGAAGTTCCAGAAGTGCATCTCGAGCAAAGAGTCTCGAGCAATAGGATAGAAGCGAGCGCAATGCTCTGCTTGTGCTGATCCCTCGGGTGGGTCAATGCTGGCCACGGTGGCGTTGTCGCCCAGGTGCCCAAGCGCCAGGTTACAAATATCTACTGCTGATGCCATTGTGGCCTCCTCAAGTGAAAAGGGGGCCGTGGTTTCCCAACAGCCCCCGAGACTTCAACTTCCTAAAAGGAAGAGTTACACAGAGCCTTACTCCGCGCTTGCACGCTTGGCTTTAGGTGTCCACTTTTTGCCGGAGGCTTCTGCCGGAGCATCACCTTCAGTTTCAGTTTCTTCCTGGGCCTTTACTGGCTTCCCGTCTAGGTACTCGAGGTTGCCATTTTCGGGGCCGTTGTAATCAAAGATGTCGCCCTCTTGACGAAGAGCGTTATCGACTTGACATAAACGAATTGCGCGGACTTGAGCCATTGTGTTTCTCCTTTATTAAACTACGCTGAAACCAGATGCATAGAACTTCTGGCCGTCTTGTACTGCTTCAACGATGTCTGCTGTGAACTTACCAGCAGTCAAAGTTGCGCTGACGTCGTATTGTGCGCCCAAATAACGCAGACCCAAAGAAGCGATCTGTGGATTGATGCGAACAGCGATACGCTTGCCAGCAGTCAAGGCAGTCTTGACGATAGCGCCAGACGAGCCAAGAACAGTTGCAGACGAAAGGTCAGCAGAAGCAGAACCGATCACGTTGAACGTAACAGTGGAGCCGCCAGTATCTGAAGTAGCAGCTTCATCAACGATGAAGTGCATGTACAGATCTTTGCCTTCGCCAATGTCGCGAGCAACAGAAAGGTCGATTGTGTCAGTAGACACCGCGTCAGTGGTAACTGTTTGAGCAGTCGAAACGCGTAAGAGTTTATCGGTAATCATGGTTATTTTCCTTTAAGTGAGGGTTGACAATTAAGCGACAACAGCTTCAGTGTTAACGATTGCGTCAACACGGCGAAGCGGAACACCAAGGAAAGACAACCAGCTATACGGAGTACCGAACTGGCTCAAACCTTCGTTCACCTTCAACACATATTGCGACTTGTCCAAAGCAGCCACAGACAGGCCAGAGTGAACAGTACGGTTCATGTAGAAAGCCGCACGGCCCATAGCCATGTTAGGGATACGATACAACGAACGAGCCATCAACTTGATGAGGGCAGTTGCTGCTGTAGGTGCTTGAGTGTCAGATTGAGCCAAGAGGTGAGTCACATTGATGTTGCAAATGCGAACCACATAGCGCCAGTCTTTCACAACAAGACCATTCTTCCACTGGTAGCGAGTTGCGTACGCTTGCAGACGAGTACCGTCGCTGTTGTACACAGTTTGTTCGCCGAGATCTTCGTGGATCAAGCCAGCTTTAGAGCCTTTAGGGAAGTGGCAATACACAGTCTGATCGCCCCAAACAACGAGGTACACAGAAGTGTTTGCAGTAGCGTCAGCACCACCGGCAGACAAAATGTTTTGGGCATTGTTAGGTGCGCCAGAACCGATGTCAGAGTAGCGTGGAGCCAAGCCCAAGAAAGCCTTCGGTTCAGTGGCAGGGTTGCCGTAGAACAAAGTCGTTGCTTGAGTTTGATTCATTGCTTCCAAGAAGGCAGTGTCTTCAGACAGACGGAATTGAGCGGTGTTGCCGTTCAACATGGCCAAGTCTTTGTCCACTTCAGAGCGGGCTTCCAGAATACCAGCAGCTTCGTCAACTTGTGCAGTTGTCGATTTGCTAGAAGGAATACCAGCGTTCAGAGCACGCCAGTAAACAGCAGGAAGACCAGTACGAACAACAACGCGTTCACCAGTCGGCAAGTTGCCTTCTTTGAATACGCAGTCTTCGAGGATCTCGTTTGATTGAGAAAGCAATTCGGCGATGATAGGTACGCGACCATCTGGGTCAGTACGCTTCGCCCAATCGGCTAGGGTGAGGTTAGATGTAGAAAGGGTAGTCATTTGAAACTCCTATTAGTTTTGCTGATTTGAATACAGTGCGTTCGCCTTTGCGTTGAAATCTTGAGGGCCACTCGACTTGTTAGTCGCGCCCGTAGAGTTCCCCACATAGGTGTCCTCACTGATAGCCTTGCCTGCTCTGAACATGAACCGAATTACTTCGGGGTTGTTGCCCAGACCAGACTCATTTAGCAGCGCACGCAATTCAGGTGTGCCGAACGAATCGAGTGCTTTTTTGGCCACAGCCAAGTTTTCTTGCAGCTTCTCGCCGCCGAATTCCTTGTCCGATTGAGCCTGCTGCGCCCATTCATTTCGTACCATCTCAACTTGAGCCATCTGACGTTCGGCAATTTTCGGCCCCATCGTCTCGACTAGCTTTTGTGCAGCCTCTTGGGTCAGGTTAAGTTCCTTGGCGATGTCCGAGAATTGACCTATAACCTCGGCGTCAAACTCCTTGCCTTCAGGGGCAGTGAATTCGTACTTTTCAGGCGCACCTTCTGCGGGCTTACCTTCTCCATCACCTTGGGCACCGTCAGTATTGGCCGACTCCGCGGCTTGCTGACCCTGGCCTTCAGGGGCTTGCTGCTTGTCTCCGTAAAGAGCGTCAGCCGTCGCTGGGTTCCCTACGGAGTTCTGCGATGCTGGCGTGCCTTCGGGGGTCGTTGCGGCGTTATCAGTCATCAGCGGTTCTGTCATTTGCGTTCTCCTTTACCATTTGTGGGTACAGCTCTGGGCAGTGCGTGTGAATCATCGTGAGTGTGCGATTGCCAAAGTTTCTATTTCCCTCGTTGAATGCCATCATCATCGAGTTCGTATTAAACGATAGGCGAAACACTCCCGCTGTATCCAGAAGACGCCAAACAATTCGACGCCCCCGCTTACTGCTCATGAGCCACTTGAGATCTACCTCTTCGTTCTCACGGGACAGTTTCTCACGAAGCTTCTTGTCGGCTTCGGTGCGCTCTTGTCCGCGTAGATCTAGAGGGTCGTAATTACTCATGTCGTCAATCTATCCAGGGTACATGTGGATACGGGCACCTTCATTTCGGCACATCATGGATATGACCCATCAACTTCATTGACGGTCAGAATGATGGACGGAAGTCCTGGGCGCGTTGGGTTGGTACGGGCAGCCTCGTAATGCAAGGTTACCCTGTCGTCCGGTGTAGACCACATCAATTCAAAGTAGTCCCCCACTAGAGCTTCAACAAAGAAATTCCAAGCAGCCACAACTTTTGCAGCGTTTGCCCCGCCACTGATGGTCACATCGGTGCATGAATCTGCAACGTCCACCCCATTCTTTCGTAACCAAACGCTGACAGTATCTACACCTGAAGCGGTGCGATCCATCTGCGCGGAAAACTGAATGTTGTAGGTGGCCTTGCGCGACATGGTGATCTTTGACCCTGCCACCATCGTGATGCCTTTGGAAAATGCCGTGGTGTTAAAAGTCATCGCCTGCGGCTCGTCTTCAGCGTCAACCGTCTGCGTCGTCATGTCGTAGAACGATCCAACGTGCGGCACCCGCATGAAATAAAGCTCGCTACCATCAGGATCTTTGACCCCAACGATGTCGCCCGTTACGTCGTCATAAAGCCAGGGCGTGCCTTGGTGTTTTTGGCGAGTTCCCATAAAGATCAGCCGCCGTACAACATGGTTGCGCGGTCATTGTTGGTCGCGCCTTCGGTCTGGCCAATGCCCATGTCAGTGATCTGCAGCTCAATGCCCATGTCTTCGCCTTCGCCTTGTGTCTCGTAGGCGCGGGTCATCTTGACGTAGGCTTTAGCCGTGATCATCATCTCGCTGCCAACCTTCGGCAATGCAGTGATGCCAAGCTTCTCAAGCTCTTCTTTGCCAAGGCTGATGCACAGCCCGTACGGGTAGCGCGGCTCGTCTGCTTCGATTGCACCAGGCATCTCTTCGCGCTGGGCTTTTTGCTTCATGTTAATCAATGCCATGTCGTGCTCCTTATGCTAGGCGGTCAAGTTTAAACAGAGCGCTGGCCAACAAGGTCAGGATGCTGTCGATGTCGTTCTGGATGTGTGACTCTGTGCCCATCATTCCACGGTTCGCTTCGATGTAGTCGTAGATCTTGCGGAGTTCAGATGCGTCAGCACCAGGGAAGCTCAAGCCGGTTTGCATGCAGCCCATGTAGGACTCTGCCAGGCCGTCTGCTGCCTCTTCCAGATCTTCATACACGGCAAGCGCTTTGTGAGCGGCGTAGCTGCCTGGGCCTGTCGTCATCAAGTGAGCCTTGTGGATCGCAACGGATGCCTCGAGGATCTTGCTGATGAATTCAGACGCGCCCTTGCCGTCGCTTGCGCCTTGAGTTGTGCCGCCATATAGCAGCGTGCTTTTGTTCGCCATGTGTTTTCCTTATCCGACTTGCATTGGGGTTGGTGAGTTGTAGCCAGAGAACTGGCCCATGATGTCCATCGCTGCATTGCTGTCTGGGCCGGTCTGTACCGTGCCAAGGTTGCGTGCGGATTCGGACATCGTCTTCGCTGCTTCCATCTGTGCGCGTGCTGCCTCTGCCTTGCCGCGTGCTTCGCGGAGCAGTGCGACCTTGTCGCTTGGCACGATGAGCTTCGGATCAACGCCGAGCATGTCGCTGTATGCGTCTGCCCATGCATCGCTGTCGAACTTGTCGAGCACGTCAGGTTTGAACTGGGCCACTTGGCCAAGGTTCGCAACGTAGCGGTCAACACTGTTCGTGCCAATTGCACGCTGTGCCTGCGCCAGCATTGAGACAAACTCAACATTCAACTCCATACCTTGCAACTCTTGCGGAGGTGTTGGCACAAGGCCGGCCTCGAGCATGCGAGTGAAGGTCATGTCGATCATCGGATCAAGCAATTCGTTGTGCAAGCGCTCGAGCACTGGGCCAAGCATGAGCAGCTTCTCTTCGTGACGCTCGGCCACTTCGGTTGCAGTCATGCGTGTGTCAGTAGCGTTGGCCAACATCAAGAACAGATCAGCGTAGAAGCCACCACGCACGCGTTCGCGCACGTCCTGGATGTCCATCACCAAGTGTTGCAGATTGAGGTTGACCTCGAAGGCCGTCTTGATGCCAGCAGTCTGGCCATCGTAGTACGAGATACCACCAGGCAAAGACTCGACGTCGCGGTTCTTCATGCTGGTTGGCACTTGCAGCGGTGGCTTGGTTTGGTAGTCGATCGCCTGGGCTTTGCGTAGCTGCTCATGTTGTAGCTGCTTCACGTCGCCGAGCACTTCCATGCCTGGGCTGTTACCGTAAATGTCGCCGCCGGCCGTGGCCCAACGTGGCACAAGGGCTGGGAACTCTTTGAACCCAGACTCACGCAGGAACTGATGAGGGTTGCCGCCCACCTCAAAGGTGTAGCTGCCCCACGCCATGTTCTTTGCGTCCTTCTTGCGGATGTCACGATCAGCGCGTGGCTCGATGGCATGGATCAATCGAATCCACTGATCAAGCGAACCGCGGTCATACATGTTGCGAACGACCGTTGAACAGTTGTTGTACCCGTACTCTTTCACGATCTCGCCGACGGTCTTCTCGAACTCGCGGTAGATGGTGCAGACTTTGCCCTGGTAATCCTGGGCAATGGCGTACTCACCAATGGTCACAGGGTAGTGATGAATGCCGGTCTGATAGTCGGGCAACACAATCGATGCCGCAGTACCAAAAGCGCCAAGCTCTTCGTACATCTGGTGCAGCGTGCGATAGGTGTTCGACCGTTGAAACACGACTTGCATGCGACGAGTCACATCATCAAGCCATAGCTTCACAGGCTGGTAGCTGTTGAGTTCTGGATCAGCAGTACCCAAGCGGAACCACGGGCGTGCAGGAGACGTTGCTCCAGCCATCATGCCAGCGCCAAGCACGCGCAATGCACGGGTGCCGGTGTTGTCATAGATGTTGTTGTGGCGACGCCAGCCCTTGTCTCGGTCTTGTACGAAATAGCGGCCGCTGCGTGGTAGCAAGTAGTTGGTAATTTCCTGCCAATGCGCCCACCAGGAAGCACGCTCCGTCTTTAGTTGGCCCCAGCGCGTGAACAGCTTGTCACGCGTCGGTGCATTTGGATGCGACTGTGCGTCGCTGGTGAAATCGCTCATGTTAGCCGCCTAGCAATGTAGATTTGCCGAGTGAAAGATCTGCTGCGTTAACGCCTGTCGGGCCTGTCAACATCGTGCCGGCTGGGCCACCCTTGGCTGCTTGAGTGGCTGCACTCAAGATCGCGCCAGCGTCTGGCTGTTTAGCGTTCGCACGGTTGACGTTTTGTTCAGCAGTTTGTTGCTGCTTCTCTGCCGCAGTCTTCGCTTCGGCTTGTGCCTGACGTTGCTGCTGCAAAGCTTCGCCTTGCTGCTTGCGGGCTTTCTCGCCCGAGTAAATGGTGTATGCAGTCCCTGCAACCGCTGCCGCGGCCAGAACTGTCGTTGCGGTCACTGCTCCTGACATGTCATTCTCCTGTGATGATGATGAAATTCTTGGCATCTTCGCTGCGAGACATGAGTCGATCAGCCTCGTCAGTGAATTCATTCTCTGCTTCTGCCACCGTCGTTGCATCCGTAGTGAACAACATCGTCATGGCCGTGTCGGCATGAGCGATGAATGCTTGCTTGCGGTTTGCGCTGGCCGGTATGGCGTGAAAGCCTGTTAGCCTGAATGATTCGTTATCGGCGAACACGGTGACATCACCGTTGATCACCAGCATTGTCGGCACTTTGATCAGTGCACCAGTGAGCATGACGCCTGCCTTGATGGAGATCGTGCGGGCATACATGCCGCCATGAATGGCGTGATGCGTCTCGATGTCCTCTTGTGGGCACTCGAGCGACAGTTCTGCCAATGCGTTTACCCTGGCGATTGCATCGCTGCTCATCGCTGGTATTCGATTGCCAGTTGCCACTAGATCCGTCATGCCAACTCCTTAAAAAATACTTCGTTGGTGTGCTTGTACTTCGCCCTCGGCATCACTCGCGCAAGCTTGCCACCATGTGGCGCACTCACCAAGATGCCAACAGCACCAAGCGCCTTGGCTAACCACTCTGCTGCTCGCAGTAGGTCAAGGCCAGGGCCGCCTTTACGATGCGCCTGCGTCAGGAAGTAAGACTCCACAGTCGCCACGCGCTTGCCGTAGTGAGGCAGCACTGTGTCCACCATCGTCAGGAAGCCAACAAGCTCCCCGTCAACATACGCTCCAATCATGTGGAAGTGCCCGAGCATTTCCATATGCTTGTACATGCCAAGCTGATAGTCGGGGCGCGGCATGCCTGCAATTGCAGACTCGTCAGCGTACTCTTCGATCAGCCTTGCGAACTCTGGGTCACCCGACAATTTGTCAGCGGTAACTTGCTTGATCACACATGATGGCAATCTAGTAGCTGGTTGTGGCAATACGGGCACCTCACACAAGAGAGTACGGATCATATTCGCGTGCCTTTCGTCTCGGTGGTGGTGCGTCATCGCCGCCCATGAATTCAGCAACAGGCTGGGCAAAGGTCACAGCCAGGGCGTCGGCATCGTCTGGGCTGGCCAGGCCGCGGCGCTTCATGGCCTCTTTGCTCTCGAGCAGGATGCTGTCGTCTGGCCGGAAGCCATACTCAACGCTGGTCAGGTCAGTGGCCAGTGCTTCGTCCTTGGCCAAGCAGCCGCCTTGCAGCCAGTCACGCATACGCGCCCAGATCTCGGCCCGCTTGTTGGCGTACTTCTTGGAGTCGTCGGCCTTCGCACCAAACTGTACCTCGATCACGTCAAAGTTAAGCTGGCGCAGGCGATCGATCACGCCACCACCAACGCCGCCACCGTCAACGAAGATGACCACGGCAAAGCCGCCGGCCTTCAGTGTCTTGACGTGCTCGACGATCTTGCTGGTCAGTTGCATGGTGTCCAGGCCACGGAATCGCTTGGCAGGGAATGAGGCAGCGTCGCGCCCCACACGGGTACGGATCACGCTCTGGTCATCACCGAAGCGGGCAACGTCCACACCCACC